AAAATGCTACTAGTTACTAGAGATGAGCTAAAAGAAATGAAGGGTATCTTTGAAAGAATGAAATCAAGGATGGGTCTATGAGTTATATATCTAAAAAGTTTATTAGAAGTAGATTTAAAGATAAAGACGTACAAATCAATGAAGAAGCTATAAAAGAAATTGATATTATGCTTAGAAGAATTGTAGAAATGATATCTTATAATGCTTTTGATAGAAGATTAAAACGTGTAACTAAAGATAAATTACCACAAGTACTAGGAAAGTTCAATGAAAGCCTCCTCTAGTAAAGCTAAAGGAAGAAGGTTACAGGACTTTGTAAGAGAAAAATTAAGAAGTATATTTACTAGCTTAGAAGATGATGATATAAAGTCAGCTATTATGGGAGAATCTGGTGAGGATATTAAGCTTTCTCCTGCAGCAAAGAAAATAATACCATATAGCTTTGAATGCAAGAATCAAGAGCGATTAAATATATGGTCATCATTAGAACAGGCAGAAGAAAACTCTAGTGATAGAACACCTGTACTTGTATTTAAAAGAAACAGAAGTAAAACATACGTTGCTATTGAGGTAGATAGCTTTTTAAATTTAATTAAACAGGAGAAATAATGAGTGATACAGAAGAA